CAACTGGTACTGGTCTTGATACTGCAGATGCTGAAGCACTTGGCGACGGTGGCGGTACAAACTTTGCAGAGATGGCTCTTGCTATCGAAAAAGTTACTGTTGCTGCAAAAAGCCGCGCATTGAAAGCAGAATATACCACTGAGCTTGCACAAGATCTTCGTGCTGTTCATGGTCTTGACGCAGAAACTGAGCTTGCAAACATTCTTCAATCTGAAATCCTCGCAGAAATCAACCGTGAAGTTGTTCGTACAATCTATAACACAGCCGTAACCGGTGCTGCATCTACTGCATCAGCTGGTGTGTTTGACTTGGATGTTGACGCAAACGGTCGTTGGTCAGTTGAGAAATTCAAAGGCTTGATGTTCCAAGTTGAAATCGAAGCCAACGCGATTGCAAAAGCAACTCGTCGCGGTAAAGGTAACATCGTTATCTGTTCTTCCGATGTTGCATCGGCACTTCAGATGTCTGGTGTTCTTGATTATACTCCAGCTCTTAACAGCAACGCACTTAACGTTGATGATACAGGCAATACATTCGCAGGTATCCTAAACGGTCGTTACAGAGTATATATCGATCCATATGCAGGTAGCAATTATCTGGTTGTTGGTTATAAAGGTTCTTCTGCATTCGACGCAGGACTCTTCTATTGCCCATACGTACCATTGCAAATGTACCGCGCAGTTGGTGAGAATTCCTTCCAGCCAAAAATCGGCTTTAAAACACGTTACGGCATGGTTGCTAACCCGTTCGCAGCAGGCCCAACACGCAGTGAAGGTGCTCTTACAAATAACACTAACGTATACTACCGCAGAGTTCGCGTAAGCAACTTGTTCTAATAAAAAAAGAAGAGGGGATAAAACCCCTCCTCTACAATTCTTTACGAGTACTAGGGAGATCTTCGGATCTCCCTTTTTTTATCTTTGGTTTTAATTATATCGCGCGGCTACATCCGCAGCTACATCCGAACGTGTTTGACCTCTGTTTAAAAAATATGGATCTAAATTTAAATTTTTTGCAAGGTCAACTGCTTGCTTTTCAGTAACACAGACTGTAATAGCTTTGCCTCCTAAAATTATTTGCCATATTTTTTGACCGGTGCTACGATTTGTTTCTAATATAGTAAAATCATTTCTATCTTCGCGATTCATTGCTTTTCTTTCTTATTTGAATATTATCATCAATAATATTATTAATGTCAACCAAGCAAACCAATTGCTATTACCGGTTAAACCTTTGCGTTTTGCACATTTGTAACAATAACGATATTTTGCATTACACCTATTGTTACAAAATAACGCGTTGCACGTTTTAGCCACCTGGAACAAACCCCTTAGGTCTATACCAAACTTTTTGATTATGTATCTTTCCTAGTAGTGTATATATCTGTTTTATTTCATTGTCAATAGCTAATCGGCTTGTTTCTTTTTTTACAGTTGCCCGGCGTTTTTGTAAACGAGACATACGATATTTCATAGAATATTCTACTAAGTCCAATTCGTTTACATCAAAGTCAAAGTTTCTGTTCGGCTTCATACAATTTTAGCTTCGAGTAATTTGTTATTATCTTCAATTCTATTAGAAACCGGGGCCATAACAGCTTCTGCAAATTCCATGAATTCTTCATTCCTCGCGGCTTCTTCCATGAGATTAGAAGCATGAAAAATTTTAGCAAGTCTATTGAATTCACGTTTTGGCACGTTTAGTTTTTCAACCATTTGTTCTGAAATTTCTTTTTGTAGATCTTTCTCAGCTGAAATTCTTGTCATAGAATCTGACATTTCTTTTAACGCATTTTGAATAACTTTACGATCATTATTTGTAATAACAGATGGCAAAGTTTGTGTTACTTGAGTATTCATAATATTCCTTCTTCTCTCATTTGTTTTCTAATTTTTGTTGCGCTTATACTATGTATTGTATCACCCAAGTTGTGTTCTGTCAAGGTATATCCCACACCTCTACCATAACTAATATCGACAATGTTTGGTACTTGCATTATAATATATTCTACGCCACGTGTAAAACCCGCATCATGCAATCCATCTTCAATGCTATCTACTACATGATCATAACTAAACGGATTATCGTCCTGTGTTACTGTGCGGCCGCCACCTGCATCTTCGCCTAAAATAAAACTGACGTTTCGTACTTGAATACATACTTGGCCTGTTTCGGCTAACGCGCGTCTGAACAGTTCTGTATGTCCATTGTGCCAAGGTTGCCACCGCCCAAGCAGCATAGTAGTTGGAGCTTGGTAATTAAACATTCTGTTCTAACCTTATATGCCGATGAATAGCGCCTGCTAAAGTTTCATCAGTGTTATCAAACCATCTTGAAACGTGATAATTTACACTAGACAAGTTTGGTTTTTCGAACACTTTATTAGTATCTTCAAATTGGCCTGCATTAATAGTGTCCATCCATACAGTATAGTCCGCGTTAAATACATTTCTAAGGGTATTCGTAGGACAGACAAAATCGCAGATTACTACACGATCAAACAATACTTCCGTGTCTGCAAGTACAGCCATTCGATTTGCTTGACGAAACCGAGCTAAGTCTGTAAATTCCCAGTCGTTAGCCATTTTACGAATTTCATCAGCATTATACCATGCGCAGCTTAGATGCTTTTGCAGTCTTTCAGCTAGCCATGTTTTACCGGATCCTGGTAGACCCATAACTAATATTTTCATTGCTAATCCTTATACTCTTTCAAGACACCAAGTATATTCGTAATTAAAAATATTACAGCATGTGTAAACATAATGCCGGCGATAACGCCATACCCTAGAGTATATACATGATAAGAAGATACTAAATATAAAAACGCTACTAATATTGAAATGCTGTAGTTAGGATCTTCGTTTTCAGCGCTTCCTTCGATAAAGCCTGAAAATAGGCTAGCGGCGGCGATGGATTGCATAAATCCAATATAACATAGCATTGCCATGATTGGATACATTGCCCAGATTACACCTTGTGACGAAGCAAATAAAGCAGTTGCTTGTAACAACGCGTTTATGGAAGCAGAATATGGGTTACTTGAAAACAATGAACCACCCTTTTTGTTTATTATGTGTTTAATATAGTTTTTAATGCTGTTACTAATTCCATCATCATAACATCTGTATGATAAGGAGTTGGAGCAACTCTCAATCTTTCGGTACCAGCTTCAACCGTAGGACTGTTAATTGGTTGGATGTATATGCCATATTCGATAAGAAGTCTATCGCTTGCTTCTTTTGTTTTAAATGCATCATTTACCATAATTGGAATAATATGAGTGCATGCATTTGGATGAATAGGTATATTCGCATCAGCTAGCATTTCTTTTAATTTTGCAACTCGTTCTCGATGTTGAACTCTTAATCTATGATTGTCACGGAGATATCTGATGGATGCCAAGGCCCCGGCGCAAATGACTGGACTGGTTGATGTAGTAAATATAAACCCGCTAGCAACACACCTAATAGCATCAACAATCTCTTTACTTGCAGCAATATATCCTCCTTGAACTCCGAAGGCTTTTCCAAGAGTTCCGTTAATAATGTCAATATCGTCTGCCCACAAATTAAGCTCTTCGCATAATCCACCACCGCGTTTGCCGTATAGTCCTACAGCATGTACTTCATCAATATATGTTAATGCATTGTATTTTTTTGCCAACGCAACAATATCTTTTATTGGTGCGATGTCGCCGTCCATACTATAGACAGATTCAAAAACAATTACAGGATTTAATTTTTCTTTTTTTGTAAGTTTTAGCTGTGTTTCTAAATCTTCCATGTTGTTATGCTGAAAGATTTTCTTTTCAGATCTTGAGTGTTTAATACCCATGATTAAAGAAGCGTGGTTTTTATTATCTGAAATGAAGCATATATTAGGTATGATGCGCGAAAGTGATATGAGTGCCCATTCGTTTGCTACATATGCGCTAGTGAATAGTAACGATGCATCTCTGTCGTGTAAAGAAGCCAATTCTCTTTCGAGTGTTACGTGATAATGAGAAGTCCCACCGATATTTCGTGTACCACCAGAACCAGCGCCTGTTTGATTCAACGCTGTATGCATAGAATCAATAACATGCTTATTTTGACCCATACCTAAATAGTCATTAGAACACCAATTAATTATATTTTTAGGAGCATATTTACCATACCACACTGAACGTGGGAATTTGCCTCTTTCTCTCAATATATCGTTAAAAACTCTATAACGACCATCATCTCTAAAGTCTTTAATTGTGTTTTTAAAGTATTCTAAATATTCCATAAATTAATTCTCACTAATGTTAAATAACCGGTTTAAAAATATATTTATTTAAAAGGCTCAACTTAAATTATGTAGCATACGACGGTTTTATTAGAACATGGAGTAACCTCAAAGCTACTCCATGAAAAACCATTTTTTTAGAATTTAATTTATGCATCTGCCATAGACAGTGCCAAATCCAACGCGTCAACCTTACGCTTAGCGTTACCTCCAAACCATGCAGAAGCCATTCGTGTATCTGCTGAACGACCTAGCTTGTGGTCTGTCATGTAAGTAACCGCGTTATACGCATTCCACCAAGTACCTGGTGCAAAATGATCGCCTGGTTGGTTTTCAACGATTTCCATTGCTTCTTTAGCATTACGAGCAAGTGTTTCTTTTTCTTTTGTTGATTTGCCAAAAACAACTCCAAAGAACTGAGTAAGCTGATCGTCGGTGTAACGTTTTGAGCCAAGGAATTCCGCAGCTTCTTTAAACTTTTCGACCTTATTGTGACCCAAGCCAAGAATTTCCTTGACGCTATCAGGATTAAATACTGAGCGATGATTGACACGGACAGATGGTTGACCTGCCTCGTTCAGTGCAACAGACAAAGTGTTATTGCAAACAACACGTTCCATTACAAACTTAATATCAATAGATTTTCCGTAAATGTGAGGGTTGGAAAATAGCAAGTAGCCTTTTACTTCGTCGCCGTTAAACAACGAAAAGCCATCTTTTACATCAGCTAAAGCCCAAACCAAGCGGCCATCCTTTAGAGAACCAGCTGTATCCATTTGCATGTCGCCGGCGGAAACAAAATCATTAAAGAACTCAAACGCCGCAGCGTTTTGAACAGGATTCCAGCCCTGGCCAACTTGTGTTAAGATTTTTCCATCAGTATCGCGTACCAATGCTTGTTGGCCTGTTGCAACATTATCACCGTTATAACGAATAAACGTGTCAACTTTTTCAACACCCCAATCTAAACCAGCTGCTTGCATCATTTGTTGTGGAGACATATCGTCTGATACTGGAACTCCTAAGCCATGCCATGGCTTACCTTTGCTTTCGCGGTAAGCCATTTGTGCTTCGCCGTTAACCATTTCTAATTCATGTGACATAATATAATTCCTAGTTTGTTTGTTTTGATATAATTAATATAACCGGTTCTAAACGAAATGTCAATAGTTAATTTGATTTAATTTCATTTTTATCTATCATAGTCATTTCAATTTTAGCAAAATCTTTAGTAGCACGAAGAGCTTTAAAATATTGATCCGCTTGACGGTGCCCAAATCCAGACGCCCATTCAGCCAGTTCTTCAGCTCCATTCTTCCAAACGTATGCTTTTATAGTATAAGATTGCATGTGTATTCCTTTTCATTTGTTAATATCAATATAACTGATTCTAAACGAAATGTCAATAGATAAAATGAAATTAAATATAAAAATTAGTGTAGCTCTGTAGAATACATGTGTATGGAATCTATCATTCCATGAGTATATTTTGAATGACCGTTTTTTATAAGATCAATAACACCAACGTATTTGTTGTTGGTTTTTATTCCAATAACTGACCAACTACCTTTATTATCACCAGCGTAATCACTTATGAATTCTTTAGCATCTTCTTTAGAATTAAAGCTAAAAGCTTTTGATATACCGAATATATCTGTTTTTGCAAAAACACCGTGGTTTTTAAAAGCACCTAGAAAAACGCCAAGTTCCTCTTCAGCTACTATATATCGTGTTAAAATTTATCTTCTCCTACTATAATACTAAGCAGCAAACTCAAACCATTCTGGTATTTCTCTTTTAGTCCAAACCATTTTAAAACGATGCTGTTTTGTTTGATAAAACTTTCTATATGATTCTACTATATTATTTGGATCCATACATTCAGGATACGCCTTCATAGCTAACGGCGCTGATGTTAAATGACCAGTCGGTATGTTCTTAGGTAAGGAACGCAATTCTTCACGAAGTAATTTATCGGTTGCATGTATCTTTCCATAACGATATTTATATTCATCACAAAGTGCAGAAAAATGCACCCAATGCCAGTTATAGTTATTATTAGATTCAGCAGTCCATACAGTACACGGATGGTACATATGAACAGCCTTGTAGAAGAAGTTCTCGCGCCTATCAGGAAGCTTCCAATACTTAACTACAGTCCTACCTGATTTTGACGGACGACGTTCTAGCTCCCCGTCTAGCATCCTGTGGGTCGTAGAAAGCATCTGCGCAGATTCAACAATCATTTTTATAATATGCTTATCACATTGTAATTGTGCAGATTTAATTGGGGATTTATCAAGAATGAATAAGTTCATAGTGTGTCTGTCCTACTCCTAAAATTCCTAATTCTACTGATTTGATATGATTGCATTTATATATCATTCTCTTCATGCAAGTACATGAAAATCCTTTTTGACTCATTGTAACCTCGCAGTTGCGGTATGCCCATGAAAATCCATTAAACGGGTGGTTTTTTGTACCAATATATTTAGATTTAAAATATTTCATTTACACCATTCCAACGCGACTAAGAGTTCTAAAATTGGTCATGATATTTTCATACCAATCTGGGTTCTTATCTTTAAGGATAGCTACCGGAGCCATGCCAAACAAGAAAGCATTTGCATAATCCTCAACAGCATGGTTCTTAATAAGTTCTTTAAGAAATTTTGCTTTAGTGATCGGACCCTTGTGCTTGAAGCGAGCGATGAAAAGATCTTTACCTTTTCCTACACGAGTTGGGTGAACATTAGGACCATCTTCATATACTGGACGACCATAGTAGTTTCCTGTGTATGTAAGGTATCCACCGTGGAAGTTGAAGTCTTCTTTGTTGAACTTTGTCATAATCTATTCCTTTTCATTTGTTAATATCAATATAACTGATTCTAAACGAAATGTCAATAGTTAATTACCTCAAACTCCTTTTATTTCTTTATATTTTTTACGGACCGCAAGAAAGTGCTTAAGATAGTCAAACGTATTAATTTTGAATACTTGCGATTCTGATCCGTCAACCGCGATTAGGATCACGGCCTGTTTGATTGGAATTCCGGTGCGCTCGAGAAAAGCCGCCGCGTAAAACGAGGCTTGAATGAAGTATGACTGAATCCATTCTTCTTTCTTTGGTTTTCGAGATGTCTTAAAATCTATAATTGATAATTCATTGTCATATTCTGCAATACAATCTACCTGTCCTGCACATTTTAGTTTATCACTATAAAGGAATTCTTCTTGCATCCATACGTTATCTATACGTCCATCCATTATTTTTCGTAAGTCATTAAACGTATTTAAGTTGGCAGGCATGTGTTTGCCTTTCCAATCTTCTTTATTGTTTAGGTAATCTTCTGCTAGTGTGTGAACAGCTGTTCCTCGCCCAGCGGCCTGACGAGAAATTTTGTTTGCTTCTTCTTCGCCAACGCGGGCCCGCCAAGCTAGAATTCCTTCTTTGCTTAATATACCTAATACCGTTGTGATAGATGGATACGCATTACCGTCAGGTGTAAAATACTTACGGCCTGTTTCACTAGTTTTGCGAGTGAGTTTTGGGAGCACTAATCCGTGCTCTACATGATTAAACATTTTTGATTCCTTTAATACTAGTTCCAATATATACTAATATTAAAAAAATGTCAATAGTTTTTAACCTCTTCGTCGTATCCTTGGTCGCGGATAAACTCTTCTTCCATAATAAACAGGATCTTCATCAACCGTTCGCGGCCTAAAGTTTCTTGTTGGAAACGTTCCCCCATTTATCGGTCTTTGATTTGCCCATCTAGCAAACTTGTTTGGCGCCCCTTGAAGACTTAAAACTTCCATAGGATCGTCTTCG